ACTGAACACACCTCAGAAGAGTTCGGTACTTTCTTTAACGGTGTCTTTGATTACTGGAAAGCCTGCGCAGAAGCAGATTGGCAGATCCTTGCTGATATTGAAGCTCAAAAAGAATACTTCGAAGCTAACTCTACCTTCACTTCGACTGAAGAAAAAGTACAATCCCTTTAATCTAAATGTCCACCTACTGCCCACTTATCAAAAAGAAATGTATTGAGCATAAATGTGCTTGGTACACTCACATCTCTGGTACTGATCCCCAGACAGGTAACACTGTTGATAAATGGGGATGTACCATTGCATTCATTCCTATGATGCAAATAGAACAAACTAAAGCCACTATTGCTACTCAGGCTGCAACGGTTGATGTCCGCGAGAATATCACTAGAGCTGCTGCAGCCCAGATAAGAGCAACACTGTCGCAAGCTGTTCTACCAGCTGAGGTAACTGTTGATCCTAATCCTAATGAATAATGTCATTTCAATATCCAGCTAATCCCTCTGATGGTGACATCATTGTCAGAGGTGATCTGCTAGCTAAATACACAAAATCAAATAACACTTGGCAAGTTAGCCAACTACAACCTGAATATGGAATCCAAGGACCTACTGGACCGCAAGGACCAAAAGGCGATAAGGGTGATGACGCTCAACTGAATATTGGTGGCATTGTTGCAGACTCATCTGAACTGCCAATTCCAGGTAACCTCAATCAAATCTGGATCACAGAAGATACTGGGCATGGTTGGATCTGGAACGGTACATCTTGGGTAGACATTGGTTCTGTTCTGATGGGACCCGCTGGTGAAGATGGTCAACAGGGACCGCAAGGACCTGTCGGACCTCAAGGTGGACGTGGACCACAAGGAATTCAAGGTCCTCCTGGTAAAGATGGAGACCCAGGTCCTGCTGGAACGCAAGTTGTAGCTACTACTGAAACACTTGGTTCAATCAAGATTGGTCGTGGTCTTGCTATTTGGCCTGACGGTTCAGTACACGCTAATAAAAGTGATGTCATTATCGAGACTGCACCTATTCCTATTGATGAGAATGGTCAGTCACGTGCATCTCTCTACGAACCTATCTACGTAACCCTGGGTGAAGGTAAGGATGAATACTTCCTTGCTGGTTCTACTCGTATGCCCTGGACTGTAGATACTGAATACGTTCAAATGCCTAAAGAGGCTAACGCTGCTTTGGTCTGGGTTTTCTACTACTCGAACCTCAGTATCAACCCTGCTGTTCCTCATACCGTGGGTAACATAAGTGCACTGCGAGCTTATGTCAGTAACAACCTGAAGATCGCTGGTGCTCAGTTCAACTCCGGTGTGGGTAGTGACGTGATGGGTAGTTCACTGACTCATAACCTGACTGTTCCTATGAACACTGGCATCTTTGCCAACAGGGTTTCTAATCAGGCAGTGACTAAGTTTAACCAGATCTCATTTGATCCTGGTTCCATTGTCTCGTTCACCTATACCTGCAACCTAATTAAAGCAGCATGGGTTCGTCTTTCTGGTGGTTTTGCACGGATGATTGTCATGCCGTACATCAACCGTCAGGGTCAGAATGAACTATATCCTGAGAACGATTACGAACTGCCTACAGATCCGTTGGCAGCTGGTGTCGTTCAGGTTGAACGTCAGATTGCTAAGCACTCCTTTGGTGTGCCTAATAAGAAGTGGCTTGATGCCTTGGCACTTGAGTCACGTTATGACGCCTTCTGGAATGACATTCAGAACAGAGACGGTGACGATCCCGATGGTGAGCTTCCAATCGACGGTTCGCCTGGTGCGGCACAGAAGGATGACGCAACTGAGCTTAAGAAGATGATTAACGACGCATTGATTCAATGTGACCAACTAAGTGTCTACTACTCAGAAAACGATACTCAAGTCAATGACATTGTTAAAGGTCTCCGTCAGCAGCTACTCGAATTGCGGAATGAGCCTGGACCATCCTCTGTGGTGTTCGACTCACTGAAGACAATTACTGATCAGTTGAACGGTGTCGCTGACTATGACTTCCGATTTGAGGTGGATGTATGACACAAGTAAGTCCTAGGAACTTTCCTTTCCCTACTGGTCCTGAGGATGGAGATGTCGTCTTCCACGAAGATATGGTTTGTCAATACTATCTCTCATCTAATACATGGGCTTGCTCCCGACTTACACCACAGAGAGCAGAGCCAGAACCAGAACCTGAGGAAGAACCTGAATGAAAAAGAAGGCCACAGAAGATCAGTTCAACGAACTTCATGGCCTTGTGACTAAAGAATTCCTCGCTCGTATTAAGTCGGGCGAGGCTACTACACAAGACCTGAAAGCCGCTTGTGACTGGCTTAAAACTAACGACATTAGTGGTGTCGCCTATGAAGGTAACCCACTCGACAAACTATCAAAACTAATGCCTACTGTTGATCCTGAATTAGTACAAACTCGACTCTATGGCAAGAAAAACCTCTGACTATTACAAAAAGAATCCTAAGGCTGCAGCCAAACGTGTAAAGCAGCAGGCTCGATACAACAAAACAAAGAAGGGTAAGAAACTAATTAGCGGTGCGCAAAGTCTTAGAAATAAACTTAAGTGCAAAAAAGGAGAAGATGCATCTCATACTGGACCTAAGTCTGGTAAATGCGAGAACGCAGTGAAGAACCGTACACGCCCAAGAAAGGGTAAAAAATACGCTAAGAAATGACCCCATTACTTCCCTCACCTGATTACTACACCCAAAACTTAATAGCTATGACATCTTCTGAAGCAAAGCGTCTTTGGAGGCGCTCTATTAAGGAACATTTTAACTCTACTTGTGTTTATTGCGGACAAACTTATGACCTTAACTTACTTACTCTCGACCATGTTCATCCTCGCTCTCGTGGCGGAGAAGACATCACCTCGAATGTTGTATGCGCCTGTCATAAGTGTAATCAGGCTAAAGGAAGCCGAAACTGGCTCCAGTGGATGAGACAAACGTTTGGAACCTGTCCACTAAGGGAGAACTTAATTCTATCTCACATTCGTTAAATGGCTACTACCCAGAACTTGGGTGATAGTGCACAGACTCCATCTCATGATGCAAATTTAGATCCCTCTACAGATAATCTAAATGCTCTGAAAAATGCTCACCTGACTCCACGTGCAATTAAACGTGTTCAGTCAGGTTTGAGTATTAATCCTCCTAAGGATGATTCAAAGTCGTTCACTAAATCACCAGCACCAAAGGATACACAATCCAAGACAGGACGAGCACCTACTACTCCTACAAAGAAGAACGTAACACCTAGTCCGAAACCTACACCTAAACGTCCTTCAGTTAAGAAGGCAACTTCTAAACCTACTCCAAGACAACAAGCTGCAAAGAAAGCAGCCCAAACAAGATCCTTTAACGCTTACTACAAGCGACTCATACAACTAATAGATACCGACTTTTAACTACCGGCCCGAAAGGGCCTTTTTTTTATGCCTAAATATAACAGCAAGAAAGAGTGGGAAACTGCTGCTGATAATTTATTTGCTAAAGGAAAGACAGCTCAAGAAATCAATACTCTTGTAGGTCAATACGAAGGACCTGAAGGTACTTTTACTATCCAACAAGCAGCTAAAAGTAAACGTGGATTTACTGTTGTCGATAAAGACAAACGTAAGATACGGAACGATAAGCGTGTTGAGATGGAAAGATCTCAATCAATGGGTGTTGGTGATACTGTAGAACCAAGAGGAACTACAGATCAGAGTCTTCGGGCAGAATTAAAAGCAGGCAAAGGTAAGGAGATACATCACCGTATTTCTTTGATTCAAAATACTCCATTTTTTGATGGACTTTCCCCACAACAACAAAAAGAGTTCGTCACCTGGGCGAACAAACAAGGTTGGAAACTAGGTAATCAACCTGGCAACCCTGAGATCGTTATCCCTAAAGCAGATCATACTGCTACACACGGTTGGTTGAGACAAAATGGTATCGAAGGTACTAAACATCAAAAGGCTCTAATCGAAAGAATCCAAAACATGAACATGGATGATAGGAAGTTTGCCTTCCGAAACTACATGGAATATGTACAAGGTGGAGCAGATGAATTCATGTTGGACTCCTTAGGATCAAGGTCTGTATCTCCTACACATAATGCTGCTCAACAACGTAACCGTGAATTCTTGAACACGGATGCTGAAAGAGAAAGACTTAGAAATTCTGTAGGAACTATACAAAGTGGTCCTAATAAAGGTCAGCGTCTTCCCTACAACAGAAGAACTATTGGTGATGCAATCATTCGTGATATACGAAGTAGTGGACGTAAAGCATTATCAGCATTCCCTTTGGCTCCATTAGCCGCTGGTCTTCTTAGTTCTGGTCAGGCATTTGCTGAAGGTAATGTCGCAGAAGGTGTTGCAGAAGCAACTGGTGCAATAGTTGGTGAAGTCCCTATTGTTGGTGATGCACTTGTTAGTACAGTCGAAGGTACACCAGTAGCTGACGGTACTGTTACAGGTTGGAATAGAGATCGACTCTTAAACCCACTTCACTACGGAAAGAAGGGACCTAATGTACCTCGTCCTGGTCAACGTGAAAAAATAGAACGACTAAAAGCAAATCCATCTTCAGAAAGAGGTTATGAAACTATCCAACGTGTAGTTACTGATGGATGGAATGGACTTAAACAGTTATTCATGTCTCAGTGATACCTAGGAGGACCTACAAGGGTCTTCTATCCACCTCTATGTATATATTAACCTATGAACACTTTAGACCTACTTAGAGACGATTTCAAACTATTTCTTCAGGCGATGTGGGGACAACTTGATCTCCCTTCGCCGACTCGTGCTCAATACGCTATCGCTGATTACCTACAGCATGGTCCCAAAAGATTACAAATACAAGCGTTCCGTGGAGTGGGAAAATCCTGGATCACGGGTGCGTTTGTGTTGTGGCAACTCTTCAGGGATCCTGAAAAAAAGATCATGATTATTTCTGCATCTAAAGAACGTGCAGATAACATGTCTATCTTCCTTCAAAAACTAATTATTGAAACTCCATGGCTTTCTCATTTACGGCCCAAAGACGATGGTGCAAGATGGTCGCGAATAAGCTTCGATGTGAATTGCTCCCCACACCAGGCACCGAGCGTAAAGTCGGTGGGCATCACTGGACAGCTAACCGGAAGTCGCGCGGACCTGATGGTCCTAGACGACATCGAAGTTCCCGGTAACTCAATGACGGAGCTCATGCGGGAGAAACTCCTACAACTGACAACAGAAGTTGAATCTATCCTTACTCCTAAAGATGACTCCCGTATCTGCATACTTGGTACTCCTCAGACTACCTTTACTGTCTATCGTAAACTCGCTGAACGTAATTATCGCCCTTTCGTTTGGCCTGCTAGATACCCTAGAGACTATTCCAAATATGAAGGTCTCCTAGCTCCTCAATTACAAGAGGACATCGACAACGGTGCTAAAGAATGGGAGACAACAGATAATGATCGATTCGATAACGATGATCTCATAGACCGCGAAGCTTCTATGGGTCGCAGCAACTTCATGTTGCAGTTCATGCTCGATACTTCCCTTAGTGATGCTGAAAAGTTCCCTCTTAAAATGGCGGACCTCGTGGTTACTTCCGTTAACCCTACTTCCGCTCCTGATAACGTCGTCTGGTGTTCCGACCCAAGCAACACCATCAAGGACCTCCCAATTGTGGGACTACC